CTGATTCATTACAGTTCTCTATATATGGTGCTGTAGTGCCTAATGTTGATGTGCCCGAAGTACAAACAAGATATGCCGGGCAAACATTATTACATTCAAGTATTTCTAGAAGCCCGTATCCACCATTGACCATTAATTTTACAGTAGATAATCGATTCTATAATTACTGGGTGTTATATTCATGGTTAAACTTGCTAAACAATGACAAGACAAGCACATATGATGTTAATAACCTAACAACAGATGGTGTTCCTCTTGTGCAAATTACTAAAGATCAAGGATTATCACCTACACAGCTCTTGTACAGATCAGACATATCTATCTATGCACTTGATGAATATGACAAAAGAACCATAGAGTTTAGATACACCCAAGCCTTTCCAACAGAACTTGGTGGTGTTGAATTTAACTACAGAGATGGCAGTGAAATTGACACTACTTTCTCTTTCGCTTACTCACAATTTATTGCAAATTTAGTTGAAAATGTAGATAATTTATAAAAAGTAAAAAAGTTTTACTTGAAGAAACATAAATACTTTATATGGCAAGAACGATCCAAAGCCCCGGCGTACAAATTCAAGAAATTGACCTTTCATTAAGAGCAGTAGGATCTCCAGCAACTACAGTGTTTATCCCTGGCTTTGCTCCAAGAGGCCCACTTTCCGAACCAATCAAAGTATCAAGCCTTTCTGAACACGAGCAAATCTTTGGACAGCCTACAAATGCTGCAGAAAGATATTTTTACCATTCAGTAAAATCAGTTTTCAATAGCCCAGCAGATATTCTAGTATATAGATTGCCATATGGCTCTGCAGCTGGTATTGACACAAGCGCAAATTATAGTGCACTAGTATACCCAGTTGTATCATATGTTAACGGAGCATCATCAACAGCCCTTGATGTAACATCTGGTGCATATTTCTTTGGTAAGCCTACACACCTCAAACTCAACACAACACAATATCTGGATCTTATTCGTGGCAATGGCTTCACATGGGCTAATAATACATCTGGTTCATCAACTTTCAATACAGTAGCATCTTTGAGCGCTGCAGGCATGATCATCCTTAACAAGTCGCAATCGACTATTAACTCTCGATATGAAGGCTATTATTTTGGTGTCATGGACAATACGAACTTAAATCCAGCAACACCATTCAATGGTGTTAATAGTGTACTTTCAATTAATACAACTGCAGTTGCTATCAGTAACTATGTAACAATTCCTGATGTGAGACTCAATTTTGCGCTTTCAGCATCATCTGGTGGTGCTACAGGCAGTGTTTCTGAGGTAATGGAGAATGTACCAACATTTGATACTTCAACCAATCAGTTTGACGACACAGTCACATTTGGTGTATTCAAACTACGCCAGTCTGTATTCTCACCTGACACAATTGCTTTAGATTACGTCTTAGAAGAAAGCTACAATGCATCATTTGATACATTCAGACAGATCAACAGTCCTAATGGTGGACCTGCCATTAGTTTCTTTATGGAGACAGTTGATAATAGCTCCACGCAAATGACAACACTGATCAATCCTTTTATTTCTAATAAGAACACAAGCACATGGCTGGATCTTTCTGGTGTACCTACAAAGAAGGTTCGTTTCTTGAGCACACCAATGCAATTCCCAGTCAACAATGAAGATGCTGCAGCATATGCAACACGCATAGGTGCACCATCTGCAACATATGCAGGTTTTATTAATCGCATAGGTGCAACTGATGCAATAATTGCTTTGGGTGATTTCTCACAGCAAGACATTAATACTAAGATCATTGGTAATTTACCAGCTAAGTTACAGAATGCATTTGCCAGACTTGACAACACAGATCTGTATCCAATTAATGTAACAGTTGAAGCCGGGTTAGGTACAATTTACGCTAATTCGTTTAACCCAGCAACTTCTGGTTACTTTGATGATTCTGTACCTTATCCTTCAGCTACAGCAAGCTTAACAGCACAGAATCCATCATCTGTACCAGCTGTTGTATCAAATTACCTTGCAGTTGCTAATGAATTTGTTAGCCTGGCTGAAAGCAAGCGCAAAGATCATATCTTTATTGCCGATCCTCTCACTAACATATTTGTAGAAAACAATATCAAGACACTTGATAATCCTGCCAATACGTTCTCAAGCAACATTTACTGGCCATTGCGCAATCAGTTTAATGGCATTGATTCAAACTATGTTTGTACATTTGCAAACTGTGCCAAGGTAGCTGATATTGCAACCAATCAGCAAGTCTGGGTACCATTCTCAGGATTTGCTGCAACGGCCATGGCTAATACTGATTCAAACTTCCAGCCATGGTTTGCACCAGCCGGCTTTACACGCGGTATCATAACAGGTATTACGGATATCGGATTTTATCCTAAGCAGAAAGAACGCGATCAACTCTATAAGATTAGCTTGAATCCAGTTGCATTCTTCCCTGCAGAAGGATTTGTGATCTTTGGTCAAAAGACCTTACAGAAGAAGCCAAGTGCATTTGATAGAATCAATGTCCGTAGATTATTCTTAAATCTCGAAATTGCTACAAAAGAAACTGTCAAGTATTTTGTATTCGAACCAAACACACTCTTCACAAGAACACAAGTGCTCAATACACTCACACCATTGTTTGAGAATGCAAAGAATACACAAGGTGTATATGACTTCTTGCTTATCTGCGACGAGAGAAACAACCCAACATCAGTAGTAGATGACAATTCACTTGTTGTGGATATCTATCTCAAACCAGTACGCACTGCAGAATTTATTCTTTGCAACTTCTACGCAACAAGAACTGGTACCAACTTCCAGGAGATTGTCGCGTAAGTAGCGAAAGGAAATAAATAATTTTATGGCAGATGTAAATCAACTCATAACAGACTTTTACAGAGTCGCTACCAATCGCGAGTTTACTCGTGATTTTAACTTCAGAGTACTTTCAATCAACACAGGTGGTGTTGGTACAGTTACGTTTGATCAAGATGATTTAGTTTACGTAAAAACAGCCACACTTCCAGAACGCGCCATAACAAATGTTCCAGTTCCCTACATGGGATTGAATTTTAATATTCCTGGCAATGCTACATATCCAGGCAGCGAAGCTTATTCATTAACATTCTATGCTGATGCACAGTCAAAGATTCGTCAGAAATTTGAACAGTGGTCACAAGCAGTATTTGATGATTCATCTAGCACAGGCAATTATTTTGCACCAAAACAAACAGCTATCATCGATCTAGTAACACTTGATAATCAGATGAATAAACAAGCTCAGTATCAGCTTGTAGGTGTTTCCGTGAGAAGTGTTGGACCCTTAACATATAATATTGCTGAAGGTGTTGGTAACACAATCGAGTTTACTTCTACTATCTCCTATCACTACTGGAGAAAACTCTCCTAAAATAAGCAACTTGCTCTAAATATTTAAGTGAATAATCCGTTCACTGATGCTCTAAACTCGTTAGGCCAAAATTTTACAGGTATTGGTCGTGGTACCAATCCTTTATTTGCTCCACAAGTTACCAATCTCTTTGGTTTTAATATACCAGGTGTACCTCTCATTAGTGTTCGTGATTACTTTCTTACACAAATGGAATCGTGGTTTACATCAATTCCAATGGCGACACAGTGGATTGTTGTAATTGATCGTTACCCACCAGCCCTGCGCACAAGTATCATACAAAGCTTAGAACGCACAGATGGTAGTAAAAAAGGATTTAATATTGATAGTGCTGTTAATATTTTAAAAAGTTTTCCATTACAAAAAGTAATTGGATGTTTGTTTGCTCAAGGTGCTACTATTCCTACTGAGCAGTTTTCACCAGAATCTATCAGTATACCTAATAACAGAGGATTTTTACCAGGCGTACTCGGCGGAGCTCGTAATGCCGAGCCACCTACATTAGTATTAGACTTCTTAGAAACAAATACCTCTTTTATTGATTTTGTTATTAGACCTTGGGTAATTCTCGGTTCACACTTTGGTATGGTAGCTAGACCTGACGATCGAAATGGTGTACGCGGTGCAAAGAATATGAAAGTTAATATGACCATTTTAAATTATACACGCACTCTGCAAAATATCTCCATGATACCTAGAAAAGTCTGGACCTTTTATAACTGCATGCCATTTAATGTTGCAGAACAAAATTTTGAATACGAAACAGAACAAAAAACTGTTTACTCAACGCGCTGGACATATTCTAATTATACTGTAGAGAACAGTTTGTATCTTCCAGTGCAAGACATA